ACTTCAGGTGCTAATGCAGGCTCTGCGCCTGTAAAAGTCAAAGTGTAACCACTTCTATCACCTTCAGCAGTACCTGATGCAGCATTACCTGCAGTCAAATCTAAGGCTCTAGTTTTACCTAGATACCAAAATTTGCCATTGTTATCTTTAGCAACTGCTACAAGTCTATTTTGAGCCAATAACAAGATTTCGTTTCTTGTATTAGCTTGTAGCTTATTTAAAATTATTGTTAATTCAGGAGTAAAAAACAAAGTACCATTTTGAACATTTGATGCCACATTCTCTGTGAACATAGATGTTCCTTTTGTTAATTCGTATTTATAGAATCTTTTACCTGTTGCTTTTACTAATGCAGTAATTACACCACTAGCTTCGGTAGTAGAAGTTACATCTGAACTTGCAATAAAATAAACTTCCGTAATACCACCTAGTGAATCACGGCAATCTAAGGTATATCCTTGTGTTAATGCGCACGGCATATTATATTATTTTATTGTTTTAAAAAATGGGGAGTATATTTCAACTCCCCTTTATAATTAGATAGTTACCTTTACAATTTCATCAGGGAATGCAATATTCACACCCATCTTAAATTCTGCAGCAAATCTTACTTCATCAGCTTCTTTAGCAAAGAAGATTTCAAATTTTTCTTCTTCATTTAATAAGTCTGTACCTAAGAACAAATTGCTTAAACGCATTGCGTATACATCGTTTGTACCGTTAAGACCTTGTAAAGCTACTACTTTAATTGAAGTACCCGGTAATACAAATTCAGAATCAGCCTTACCATCAAATGCATAGTTGAACATATTTGCGTTCTTCAATGCAATAGCATAAGTTCTGAAAGTATCCATACCACATACAATAACCATATCTTCAGCAGCAACAACTTTTGCAGGGATTGCTCTATAAACACCATCAAATAAAGATATTACGTTTGCAGGTGTAATAGATGTTAAAGGCGCACCTGAAATAAAACCTGATACGTTTGCATCAACAACTCCTGAAGCAGCACCAATCAATTTGATTAAACCATCAAACTTGTTTAAGTTACCGTTTGCAGAACCTGTATCACCCTGCCAAATAGCAGTTTCTAATTGAGAAGCAATAGTTTTTGCTTTCTTATCAGAAAATTCTTGCTCAAATGGGTTTGAATCATATTGAGAACCTGTAGGTAAAGCCTTTTGTAAATACTTAGATTCTAATGTCTTAGGACATAAAGATTCTTGTACTTTAATTTTACCAACTGTTACAGTTCTTTGTGTGAAAGAAGTTGTACCTGATGCGTTCCAACCACAAGTACCACCTGCTTGGAAGAAAGCATCTGTATCCATAATATTGATGGTCTCTGCTGATTTAACACCAACCATCACGTTACCTGCACTCTTAATTAAAGCTGCAGTTTTTGCACCTAAAACAGAAGAAGTTACTAATAGTGCTTCGTTCTCTTTAGTGTAGTTTGATAATGAACTTACTGAAAATGACATTTTTTATAAATTTATTTGTTTAAAATTGCGTTTCTATATTTCTCCAATCTTTCGTACTTACTATCATTAGTAGTTACATAAGATTGAAATGCGTTTGCTGCTTTTTGAGTTGGCTCTGTAGTTGGGGTGTTTGAAAGTGCTTCTACTAATTCAGCTACTTGTGCAAACCCTTGTTTTACTTTGCTTTCTAATTCAGCAATTTTTGCTTCTAATTGATTTTTTTGCTCTGCAAATTCAGCTTTTAATTCTTCAGCCATTGCAGTTGTGTCTTGTGCAGGTGGAACAGGTGCAGCAGGTGCAACAGGTTCTACTTCTACAACATCTTCTTTAGGGGAAGAAATTTCTACGATAGCACCTAATTCATCAACTGTAATAGATGTACCATCCATTAATTGATGCTCACCGATTGGAGCAGGTGTACCATCAGCTAATTCTACCATACCACCGATTTCTAAAGCAGATATCATAACTTTCGTTCCATCTACTAAAGAATATTCAGCCATTTCTACCTTTGTTACTTCAGGTGCTACAGGAGCAACAGGAACTACAGGCTCAACAACTTGTGGCATTTCCTCAAATAATGCTCTTATTTGCTTTAATGCTTCTTTTGGATTCATAAATATTTTAATATAAATATTATAATTGTGGATATGTTATCACTTAACCGCTTATCCTTATTATTTACCGTTCATCATATTTTTTAAAAAAAGTCCCCAAATGTTTGGAAAGTGTATAGAACCTGTGTATATTTGTTATGTCATTGAGAGAGAGCCAATAAAAACTAGAAATATGAGCCACAAAATTTGCCAACCGCCTTTAGAAATCAGATTGTTCCTTTATTTCATTGGAGCAGCCTTTGTTAGTGTTTTAATCCAATTATTAATCAAATAAATATAAACTATGAAAAATCTAATTGAAAAGTATGAAAGTTTGGGTTTCCACCTTTCTGTGAAAGAAGAACCAATGATTATTGGTTATTGCGTTAGAAAGGTTAGTAAAGCAAGATTTAAAAAGCCTTTATTCAACTACAGATTCAGAAGTGCTGAAAGAATGTATGAGTTCTGTATGGAATGGATTGAAAAAGTTGAAAGAAACATCAATGCAGAAAAAGCAAGAAAAGAGCAAAAGAAACTAGCGCAACAAAATATGAAGCATAGCTTTCAGGTTGGTCAGATGCTTTACAACAGTTGGGGTTATGACCAAACTAACATTAACTTCTATCAAATTGTGGCAGTTAAAGAAAAATCAATAGTTTTGCAAGAAGTTTGTAAAAGCATTGTTGCAGGGTCTGAAGGTTTTATGTGTGCTAATGTTAAGCCTATTGAGAATGCTTTTATTGGTGAACCAATCCTAAAGAAGGTTATTGTTTCTGTCGGTTATAATGGGAATATTAGCTACTACATTAAAGCAGAACACGGTTGCTTCTGTGAGTATGGTGCGAATGCAAATGGTGTTTATAGCAGTTGGTATGCTTAATTAAATTAAAATGAATAAAATAAAATATAACTCACTTGCCCTTGCTGCTGAATACCATAAGTATCAGCAGTATGGGGTTAAGCCTTATCTGTATCATATATTAGATGTATGGTTTGAAGCAGAAAAGTTCTGTAAAGAAAATAATATCAAAGGATTTAAAGAAGATTTAATCCTTTCTGTGTGTGCATTGCACGATACTTTAGAAGATACTGTATTAGATGAAAATAAAATCAAACTAATACACAAAGAAGTTTTTAATAGTGTTAAACTTTTAACTAAAAAACCACCATTAAATAAATACTATATTGGGGTAGCTAAAAATGAAATAGCTTCTATAGTTAAATTGTGTGATAGGATATGCAATATCAGGGAAAGTATTAAGAACAAAGATTACCGTAAATTAAAAAAGTATATAAATGAATCTAATAAATTCAAGGTTATATACTCTGATTTTAACAAGCCATTATCTAAAAAATTAGAAAGACTTTATTTAAAGGGAAAGCTAATTAGTATTTTTCGTATTGCTCTTTAGTAATTACATTACCTTCTAGGAAAGCCTGTGTTAATGGTTCAGCACCAATTTCTATTTCGTATGGCTTACCATTTTTTAACTTAGCCTCGTATCCACCATCAGGAATGCTTTTAAAAGCTATTTCATCAAATGAATTTAGAAAGTAAACTTCATTATTTGAAGCTAAAAGATTTAATAACTCTGTATGTTTCATAATCAAATATAATTATTTTTTCCCAATTATCCTCTAAAATTCTTGTAATATTCTTTAGATTTATTCGCAATTTCAGCCATTTTAGCGGCATCTTTTTTAGGGTTAAGTATTCTATATTCCTCATATAATTTATGCCCTAATCCGCCTTCTTTGCCTGTCTGCTTAGCTATTTGATTGTATTTATCATTACCTAAAATTGCCCTAGCTGATGCTTCATTTTCTTTTGCATAAATCATCTTAGCACTATTCACCTGTACTTCACCTATTAAACCATTACTCATTTTCACATTTGCAATAGTACCACTATAACCCAATGGGTCAGAATCTGCACTTTGAACCTTTACTCTTAATGTATTAGGATTTTCAGCTAAATCCTTTATAGCAGATTGTAAGCCTTGCTCATTGTCTATTATTACTGTGTTCCTTACTGAATCTTTTAATTCATTGACATTACCACCATAATCATTATTTACCTTTCTAGTGATGGATTCTTCTGATTTATAGTTTAATGGGGTAACTACACCACCGTATTTTGATGCTAAATCTTTACCTAATTTATCTACTTCCCCACCTGCTGCCTTTGCTTTTTCCATTACATTCTGCACATCTTCTTTGCTGACATTTATTTTAGAAGTAGGTACATTTTTAGTACTTTCTTTATCCTTACCGCCTTCAGGTCTGCGACCACTGCCCGGCCCACCTAATTCAACTTCTTCTAGAATTTTATAGATTTCATTCATCACCTGTTGTTCTTTAGAAACTAAAGGTGCATAGTTGAAAATACCTTCAATAGAAAACCCATTAACCATCCCTTGCTTAACCTTATCCCATACTTCATCATTTTCTACTAGCATAGATACGAACCAACTACCATCAGGCGCATCTTCAAATCCCTTCATTGGCTCAATACCTCTAGACTTATCACTAATGAAACTTTCAAACATTGTAACCCCTGTTTCAATTTGGTTAGGGTCGTGCATCAGGTTAACATTGTTCTGATAGCCTTTTTTAAAGTATTTCTGAACAATTTTTGTAATAGTGTCTTTAGAAAAAGCAACATAGTAATCGCCAAAAGTAGCATCGCTTCTAAAGATAGGAGTATCAGCCAACATAGCGCAACCACTGATAATGCGCTTATCTTCACTAATA